GGGTACGAGAGGCGGAGCAAGCATATTACCCGTATCGGGTAAAGATGCAGCAGCTTTACAATGATATGCAAGATGAATTGCACCTTGCTGCATGTGTAGAAAGGCGTATGGATTTAACGCTCATGCGTGATTATCAGTTAGTAGATAAGAACGATAAAGAAAATGAAGAGTGGACTAAATGGCTAAAGGAAACTACATGGTTTACAGATTACCAGCGTTACGGTTTAACGGCTTTATATAGGGGTTACTGCTTAGTATCAATAGGCGACATAGTAGATAGTCAACTACCCGAATTAAAGCTAATTGAGCATAGTGTGATAAGCCCAGACCGTAAGTATGTAGGGGCGGTAATCTATGACCCAACGGGGCTAAGTTGGTTGGATGAACCGTACAATAAATGGCACATATATTTTGACACACCACCAGATATAGGTAGGGGCGTATGCGGTTACGGTATCTTTCATAAGTGCGCTGTACCAGCAATAATTTTGCGTAATAATTTATCTGATTTTGCAACGTTTAATCAGCGTTTCGGTATGCCAATTTTGAGGGGTAAGACCGATAAAACAGACGATGAAAGAACAAATCTATTTAATGAATTACGTAACATGGGTGCAGCAGGTACGGTAGTACATGATATGCTCGATGAAATAGAATTTATTGATAACAAGGTAGGCGGAAACGGACATAAAACATATACTGAATTAGCGGCACTATGTCAAAGGCTTATAAGTAAGTATGTGTTAGGTCATAGCGATGCAATTGACAGCATACCTAAGAGAAGTGGGGCAAGTGAAGGTAACGGGTCAACACCTACTACGCCAGTTAGTGAAGCGTTAAGTAATATCCGTTCTAAGGATGGTAAATATATAGAACCTTACAATAATCAGCTATTAGACCTATTGCGTTATCATGGCGTAGGTATGCCGAAAGATTTAAAATTCAAATATAAAAACGATGACGAAATCGAGGAAGCGAAAAGCCGCAAAAATCAGAACAACAAAACGATTGCTGATACTGCTAAGGTAATGAAGGATGCAGGGCTACAGCCTGATGCTAAATGGTTTGAAAAGGAAACGGGCATACCATGTACACCAGTTGCAGTAGTGCCACCAAAAGTAACAGAACCATTACCAACAAACATAAAGAATAAACTTGAATTACTGTACAATACCAAACACCAAAATTGTAGCCACTAATGGAGTTTGAAGAAAAGCAAATAGAAGCGTTAATTGAGGGTATTTATAGCGGTGAAATTACCGAGTATAATATACCCGACCGCTTATATTTTGCCATTGCAGACCATTTAAAATCGGCATTGTACAAAGGTTTTGGGGGCGTACCTTCTGATTTTGTCGGTACTGATTTTGCACTACTTGAAGAGTTAAGGACAAACATTTATATGTTTAGTGCTGCTAAGTCATATACCGAATTAAAGGCAATGACTTCGCTATTAACGGTTGATGATAAAGTAAGGTCATTTAGCGACTTCAAGAAGGTATGTAGAGATACATTTGATGTGTACAATGTCGACTATTTACAGAGCGAATATAATACCGCTTTAGCAAGTGGAGATATGGCTGTAAAATGGGATAGCATACAACGTGATAAGGCAATATTACCAGTATTGAGGTATCAGACAACGGGCGGCGATGTTTGCCCTATATGTAAGCCATTGGATAATACTACCCTACCTGCCGATGATAAGTTTTGGAAAACACGCTACCCACCAAACCATTTTAATTGCTACTGTTTGGTAACTTCGCATGAAGAAGGGGATTATCCTATTACTACAGATATTCCGCAAATGCCGCCACTACAGCAAGATATATTTAAAATGAATGTAGGTGTAGATAAGTATGTATTTAGCCCCGAACATCCTTATTTTGATGTTTCCCCGAAAGATAAAAAGTATGCAGAAAACAATTTTGATTTACCAATACCAAAAACAGACAGCCCACTATCAGAGCCGAAACAAGTAAGTTTTAAACCAGCTAAAACGCTAAAAGAAGCCGAAAAAAGGATAACAGGGAACGGGGTTAAGTCTGTTTCATTGAAGGGAATGAATGAAGGGCAATATAATGCAGTATTGCAAGCGGTTGAGGATGAATTTAATGTGGCAGGGTTGAATTTGCAAGCTATAGAAACATATAATAGCAAAAGAGACATAGCAAGGGCAAAATATAATCCTAACAATAATTCAATACATATAAATTTAGCTAAAATAAATGAATATAAATACAAAAAAACACCTACTAATGAAGAGCTAAAAAGGGATATTGAAATTCAAATTAATAACCTAAAAGATAATTTTTTAGGTAACAGGAGTTACAATCAAAGTGCCATAATAAAGGCATTAAGAACCTACAACAAAATTTTAGATGAAGTTAATAGGAATATTGAAAACAATGTGCAATTAAAGGTGTGGGCGGTTAGTAACACTTTTGAAGACAGCAACATTTCTCTAAATGCTACAGTTCATCATGAGATAGGACACAACAGACATTTTAAGTCTATAGGTAAAGAAAAGTTTAAAAACTACGAAAAAGCAAAAAGTATAACAGCATATGGCGAAACAGACCACTACGAATATTTTGCCGAGTGGTACGCTCAGTACCGCATGTATGGTGAAAAGGGAGTGCCAACAGAAGTATTAACAGCAATTAAAAATTTAGACAATGGAAATACAACTATGTAATTTGTGCAAACACTATTTATTTAATTTAAGGTGTACTGCATTTCCCGAAGGAATACCAATGGAAATATTAAACGGTGAAAATGACCACTCAAAACCATTACCAGAACAGTTTAATGATAATGTATTTGAAAAGGATAGCGAATAGTCGTTATTTTGTAAACCAAAAACAGATAAATAAATGAAACAGTACATTATTTTACGTGGCGATATGGAAAGCCTACAGGACTTAGTTAACGATGCATATAGCAAGGGTTATATTGCACATGGCGGGCTAATACTTGCCCCTACAGGTGGATACATTCAGGCAATGACATATACACGTACAGGCGAATTGCCAACAACAACAAAAACAAATAAAAAGTAATGGAACTATTTAATCCGATACATTCGCTATTACCTATAATGCTAAAGCGACTACAGAATGAGTATGAAGCGGCTCAGTTCTACCGTAATGCGGCTAATTGGTGTTCCAATGCAGGGTATGACAAAGCGGCTGCTTTTTTCGCTAAGGAAAGTAATTCAGAAAACGAACATGCCACAGAAATACAGACATTTTTAAACGAGTGGGGATGTAGGTACACAATACCTAATGTTAGCACTGTTTTTATGTGTACGTCTTTGCCCGAAATTGTGCGCAAGGCATATGAAGGATTTGAAGTACCACTTTATAAGGCATATAATGAAGATGCAGGTAGAGCATTTGAGATAGACAAATCAGCGTTTATATTTATATCCGAATTGCTTAACGGTCAGCGTGAAAGTGTGGCAGAATATCGGACACTAATAGATAAATTAATCTTGATAGATGAAAATAATAAGTTAGACGTATATTTGTACGAACTAAACGCATTTTAACACATGGGTAATTTTACACGACACGCAAAAAGAGGCGATTTCCAGCCAGTACCGAACAGCCCTTGCCTGAATATGGTAACGGCTATTATTGACGATTATAAGCGTAGTACAAAGCGATTGCAGACCATTCACTTAGCTAGGTCGCATTGGCGTAAGATAAACGATGAATTGAAAAAGCTATTGGGTAGTGATTACGAAATGAGGGATATAATAGAACTTGAGGGGTGCGATGTTGGTATTCAGTTGAGTGCATTACAGGCAGTACCGATACGTTATGAGTTTATGAAAGACCCTTATAAATTAAAAGCAGAATGTTAAAATGGCTACTAAGACTACAAACCTATCACACGCATTTGCAGACGTAAAGCGAAAGATTGAGCAAACAAAGGATGTGCTACCGAAAATAATAGCTAATCAGGCTCAAAACTATTTTGTTATGTCGTGGCGTAATCAGGGATTTGATGGCAATAAGTGGCAAGAGGTTAGACGTAGAATAGAGGGAACGGACGAATACAAGTATCCAATTAAAAAAGGTTTATCGAGGCGTACAAGACCGATATTAATAGGTAAAACAGGTAGGCTAAGGCGTAAGGTGGCAAATAGTGTAGTATTGGCGAATTGGAACATGATTAAATTATTGGTAGATTTGCCATATGCAGCAGTACACAATGAAGGT